CATACCACGTACAATGTCTGCAAATGAGTCTGGATCACGGTAGTTTTCAACTTTGTTGATCTGCTCTGCAGAAGCAACCGCATCTTCCTGACCTGCCAAGATAACACCGTAATGATCGTCTTGGGCAGTCGCACCTGATGTACCTGCACCTGTACCTTTAGCAGGTAAGTTGTTAGATACATAAAGTCGGAAGCCGTGTAAGTTGTTTACAGCTAGTCCATTTTGTAGACCTGCTCCACCGTAGTCAGCATTTAATAAACGTGAATCTTCGTCTTTTAAGATTTCCATGAACACTGGGTCAACTACAAGCCATCTGCCTCGTGAGTCAACATTTGCTGTATCCATCTGACGAGCCATACGTGCAATCACAGTCAACGGAGATGTCACAGATGTTGACAACGCTGTTGCGCCTGGAAGACGTGCAGCTAGAGGAATGGAGTCACCAGTTGTACCACTTGATGCTGATGTTGTGATGTGTCCAATGTCAGACGCATCTAAACGGTTAGCCTTTAGAAATTCACCGTTTATTTCACCTGATGTTGGGTGCTGTGCTGTACCTGAAACGGTAGTAGTAATTGCACCTGCACCAGAGTGACCTGACATATACTGAAGTAAGTCTGCATCCATTGCGTCAGCCATTTTGTATGCTGCTCTGTCTGCAGCTAGGCTAACGAAATCAACTGATGAGAATTGATCTTCGATGTCATCCATTTTAAAAGCAAAGTAGTTAGCTTTGTCAATGGTTAGAGAAAACTCACTGTCATCTAAGTCTTCTACGGAGATTGCAGTTTTACGCTCCAAAGCGTTGACTGTTACATCAGGCTCTTTCTGGATACGAACTACATCACCTTGGTTTGCAATGTCTCCGAAGTAGGAGTTGTTAGTGATTGCGTTTGCAACAGATGCTTTTCTTAGAGCAATCTGTGCTTGTTTGGAATAGATAATCGGGCTGAAATTGCCGTCAAATCCGCTTTTGCCAGAGGCAACTGCTATAGCCATAGTTAAATCTCCTTATAGATATGGCGTGAAAATTTACACTACATACCCACTATAAAGAGGCTCTTGGTGTTAGGGTAGTCAGTTTACAGACTGGTTGGCCTACTAGTCTGGTCTGGGCCTATACTTTGAGGTAAGTCTTTTTGTGGCTAGTGCTTGTTAAAGCATACACACAGTTATGGTGTATATGCCATAGTTTTACTTATGAAATCAGTTTTGTCAACTATTTTCTTGACATATCATAAATAAACTTTCCTGAGCGTTGGGCATCCATTATTTCGTCCTGACGCTTTTCGTATTCTTTGATAGACATATTAGCAACCTGAGATTCTCTAATATACTTGGACTCTTCATTGTCGCTAGGTATTGTAGTACGTTTTGTTGTTACAGAGGAAGCTGCTCCTTTATCTTTGACAGGTTTCTTCTCTTTAGTTGTAATACCTTTGTCTGCTTTATATAAGTCTATTACACGAGATACAGACTTAGCATCATCTACATTCTCATACAAAGCATCTTGTACCCACTTAGGCTGTTCCTTAGCCCACTCATGGAAAACATCATCAGCACGTATATCAGTAAAGTCAGGATGAAGTGCTGATAGTTCAGCTTCAGCTTTTTCACGTTTAGCTGTAACTCTTAGCTCTTCAACTTCCTTCAGTCGCTTGTCTATATCTGATGAACGCTCTTGTGCTTTCTTGTCAGCTATAGCTTCTACTATACCTGCTACATCAGGATACTTCTTAGACCAAGCTTCTATGTCTTTCTCTGACTTAGGTAGTACAAGTTCATTCTTAGTTGCAGACTCTAGCTGTGACTCTAGCTTCTCGAACCTGAGTTTCCACTCTTGTTCTTTATCTTTCATGTGCCGCCTGATGTCACCGTAGCGTTGCTTGAAAGTCTTCTCTTCAGCACTTAGGTCTGCATCGTCATCTGCTTCTTGTGCTTCTGCTTTGGGTTCTTCTTTTTGTTTGGTATTACTTTCTGCCTGAACTGGTTTAGCTTCAGGCTCTTTGCTATCGGGTTTAGCTTCAGCAGTTTCTTCTTGGGTTTCATCTTCCTGTGTATACCCTGCTTCTTTTAGTATCTCACGTAGCTCTGCTTCATCCTTATTGATTCTTGCTTGGTTACGTGAATGAGATGCGGAATGCACCTCTACTTGTTCTACTTCAGCCATTTTGTTTTCTCCTTATGTGGGGCCAGTAATTAAACTGGGTAGCCTTATAGTTATATGGAATTACTTTTTATTTTTCTTCTTTTTAGTTTTACTTGCTAGTCCACCTTCATTAAATATAGTTCCTGAACTTGTTGTAGAACTTTCTTCTTCACTTGGTGGTGTATCACCTGCAGCCTGTTGTTCTCCTGATACCTCAACTCCTGTTAATTCTTCAACAGCGTCTGCTCTTTCTTCTACAGTCATATCATCAAATTGTCCAAATTCTGCAGGAGCTTGTGATTCGCCAGTACTACCACTGCTGATTCCAGATCCTCCACCGCCAGACTCTTCAGGAGGCTTAGGTTTAGGCTTAGGTTTTGCTCCGTGAAACAGCGTAGCCATAGATGTCAAAATTGACGGTTTAGTAGATCCATACTTATCTTGTAACTGACTTAGTATTTGATCACCGTCAATGACTTCATCTGGAATAAACTTTAGGAATGTACTTTTTTCAACAACAGAATTTATTTGATTGTGTAGTGCTTCAGATAGCTCAGGATTAATATCTTTTATCATATCTGCTAGTGCACGAGAACGTGCAACACCTGTTGCTCTATTTATACCTGTAAATGCAGCACCTATCAGGCTTACACCTGCAATGGTTTTATCACCCTCTGTAACTCCTAGCATATCATTTACAGAAGCCTGTACTGCCTCACCATCTGTAAAGTCTAAACCGTCAGCCCAAGCTGTAGGATCTGGTGGGTCTTCGTCTTCACCACCACCTCCATTATCATTATCAATAACAGGAGGTGTTAGAGTATATCCTTCTGCTAGTAGTTTATTGTACTGCTCTAATGTTTTAGCTTCAACTACAGGTTTACCATTATTAGGACCATACATAGTGACAGGAGTAAACTCAGGTGTTGGGGATGCAGCTTGACTTATTTGTTCTAAATTATCTTGTGCCTGTGGTGAAAAACTAAACCCTGCACCAAACTGTGAGAAGTCTAACTGCGCCTGAGTATTAGCAGGTACAGGTGTTACTGGAGGAGGTGGGGCAACTGGAGGTGGGGGAGGAGTTACTACACTTGAACTGTTATAACCTCTTACTTGACCACCTCCATCATAACCTGCGTTACCCATAGCAACAGGTGCACCTTGTCGATACATCATCTGCTGTTGTTGGTACGGATCAGGCTGCGTAGATTGTGTAGGTTGTTGTGTAGCAAAGCCACCAACAGCCATAGTCATGTTTTCAATCTCAGCCATCTCTTCAGGAGTTAAGTCATCTTGTTGCATTGGCTCTACTGGTTCACCACCAATACGTCCTTCTGCATCCATACGAGCTAATTCAATCTTAGCTGTTTCTCTTAAGTCTTCAAAAAACTTCATGCCATAAAAACGAAGAACATCAGCAGGTACTACATACTCACCTTCACTTAGTTGTGCAGGAATATCATCTCTTACTTCTTCAGGTAAGGAGCCTGGGGGTACTTCATTACCTGACACTGGGTCTACTTCTACAGGTTGTCGTGTAGATATAAACACTGCTTGCATTTGATCGTCTTCATTTAGAGCCATTAACTTTATCCCTCAAATATTTTAGTCTTCTAAGTGTAGAAATGGAACCTTGACAACGGTGTAAGTCTATTGCCACCTCTGATTGCTCTAGTCTTCTTTGTTGCTCAAGAATTAAAATGTCTAGTTCTTCACAGAATGCATCCCACTGTGCTTTATTATTTACAAAAGCTTTAAGCGACATTACCACTAAACCCTTGTTCACCTGGAGCAGGAGCTACACCTGTACCTATGTTACCTCCACCTGCACCTGTTTGATCTTGTGCGTCTGCACCTGCAGGGGCTTGCTCTGGCTGTGGTGCACCTTCTTCTGTAGGAACAGGTGCTTGAGGTGCTTGAGGCGGTGGTTGAAATGCTTTCATTATCTCAGCTTGTATTGCTGCATCTGCCATAGAGTTTGTAACTTTATCAGGGTCTAGATCCATGCTCTTAGCGATCTCTCGTACAATGTAATCCATCTTAGCAAAAGGTGCTAACATTGGGTTAGAAGCTACCTGTAAGAATTGCATCAAGCGTTGGCTACGTACTTCGTTAGCCATGAGGCTTTCAGTACCGTTAGCTTTTACTTCTAAGTCACCACGTATACCTTCATCAAAGTCAAACTGCATGTTGAATGCAAAGAATGCCCTACCTATAGGAGCAATAAGATAATCATCTACGTTCTTTACAACAGTCCTAATACTACCGTTGGCAGCAGACATAAGCATACTAATACCAGAAGCAGTACGGCCCACACCTGTAACGCCTGTTTGACCATGAGCGAAAGATGGAAAACCAGTTGATTCATCTGCTAATACCCTTGCCTTATCAAATAGCTGCATGTTTTCACCTGCAACGTTTGGAAACTTAGTGCCAAAGATAGCTTGACCAGGTGCACCGCCTTGTCTGCGAAAGACTTTGCCAGGATATACTGACATATCTTGACCTGGAACTAGGTTAGTTTCGTCTATCTCAATAAGAAGATTACCAGATAATACAGCATTGTCAACAGCCATTCGCATGAAACCGTTCATCAATGTTTGTGTATCATCCATATTTTCAGCAATACCTACACCAAAGAAGCTGTATGGGTTATGCTCATAAGGTACTGCATAGTAAGGTATACGTGCAGGTTTGAATGGATTAAGTACACAACGAATTACTTTACCGTTTACTACCCAAAGGTTAGCACTTAATTCATCTAACTCTTTCATATCAGCAGGAATGTTGATACCGTTCTCTTCTAGAATATCTGTATCTACGTAACCCCAGAACTCTAGAACTTGCCAACGCTCAGTATCTGAAGGAGCAGTATCATCATCCTCCATCTTCATTTCCCAATGCTTACGCACATAGTCTGGTCCTGAGTCTATTGCATTCTCAATAGCTTCATCAATAAAGTAAGGTCTACCTTTCAATGCACGTAACTGATTACGAGACATCTTGTGTCTTTCAATTACGTACTCAGCATCATCCATAGAAGAAGCTACAGGGTCAGGGTAGAAGTTCCACACACTTACATGATTAGTAGATGGTACAGTTTTAATAAGAGGATCATACTCACCTTCATCATTCCAATTGGGATACTCTTTATCTACAGCGAATGGTCCTTTCATTACACCTGTGCCTAGCAATGCCATCTCGAATGCCATGCTTCGTAAATGTTTAGATGCGCCACTCTCTTGTAACTGATCGTGTATTTTCTTTTCCATCTTTTTAGATGCAATCATTGCAGGATGGAATGTAGCTGTAGCAGGTGTTGTACCATCACCTTCGATTATCTTTTCGGATACAGGTGCAACTTTATCTTCAACTGGACCTAGCCTACGTCTAAGCTCAGTCATAGTTTCACCTGGCTTTAACTCAGTGTCTGGTCCTATGAGGTAAGGCTTTGTAGTTTCTTTTGTAAAAGAATCACGCAGTATTCCTGTAGCTTGTTCAGCATTGGGATCAATATTAATATGAACAGCATCAGCTACCCCATCAGGTAAAACAGATGGGTTGATTGTAAGTGGAAACTTATTGTTACCAAACAATACATCTACAATTTGTCCGTATGCTGCTAAGGTTTTAGTCTTAGTAACCTTAACAAATACTTTTGACTTTTCAGTAGAAGTAAACTGTACATCTGGTCCGTACACACCACGATAGTTTCTGTAGGCTCTTAGCCACCGTTCTTCATCAGCGTTACGAGCATCTTCTGCACGTTTGAATCGGTCATTAACAAATGTAACTACATTGCTTACATTATCAAAAAGTGTATCTTCTTGCTTCTCTGCAGCAATAACATCATCTGTTTCAAATGCTAGATCATCTATTTCAGCCATTTATTTAGTATCCAAAAGTTGAGTCTGACATCTGAAAGCCAGAGCGTTGTGTTGCAGGGTTGTAATCCCATATAGAACTTCTAGGTCTGGTCATTATACCATAACGTAGAGCGTCATACAAGTGATCTTCAGCGTGGGTGTCTACGTCTTCAGGGTTCTTCTTGTCTAGCGGAATCGCAGGGATTTGCGCTATTGTATTCGTGCAGGTGGAAAAGAACACAAGCCTTGGCTCTTCAGTGAACTCGTCCACCTGCAACCTACGGTGTATCTCGTTCTTACCTGCAACCCTAGAGCCACGAGAGCGATCTGATGGACGCCAACGGCAACCCTTCATGTTCATTTGCTCTGCAAGTGATGGGCCAGTATCACCTCTTTTATGCCAGAGGGATGAATCTAGTACACCGTATCTTATAGTACCATCTTCAGCCTCTGCCTCTAGTATCATATCTGCTAGATCAGTAGCTGTAACTTTAGAACAATATAGCTCTCTGTAAACAACCAGTTGTTCACTTGGTGATACAGCGAACCAGAGTACTCCAGTGTAGGAACCGTAACCATAGTCGCAAGCTCTAAACTTAGCCCATCCACTAGGTATGTCGATAGGTTCCACAACGTGTATGCTTCTGTTAAATTCAGGAAATGCTGCCCCTTCGTTAATATCCCAGTTACCTTCTAGTAACTGCTTTCTTTGGTGCTCAGGCAATGATAGTAGCATTGCTTCGTAGTCACCACTGTCTGCTAGGTATGGATTGTCAAACAAACTAGCAGGTATAAACCTACGCCTAAATAAGGGTTCACCTTCACGGCTATGCCCTTTAGGGAATCTTATAGTGTCACCAGTTTCAATGTTCGTTGCCCAAAAAGGATCATTGGCAGGGGCAGGATCAATAAACATTTTCTTGACCCACTGGTGTCCGTTACCTCCAGGGTTAGTAGTTCCTCGCATATACAAACCTAGCTGAGAACTAAACGCTGAACGAAGTCGTGACCTCATGTAATCCCAAGCGTAAGGTGTAGGCCACTGTGTAAGTTCGTCAAAGCCAATCCAGTTAAACGCTTGTCCTTGGTATCGTGTAACGTCCATGTCTTTATCTAAGTAAGACATCCACAGTCTACCACCTCTAGGTGCAATCCACTGTGACTTACGTTCACTCCACTTGATACCAGGAATAGCTTTAGGGTAAAGTTCTTGACTCTTCTGTATGAGTTCCCTAAGTTCTTCTGTAGTATGTCGGACAAGTAGACCACTAAAGTTTGGATCGTTCAAACCGTGAAGTGGGTCAGCAAGCATCGCAAAACTCTTACCACCACCTGCTGCCCCACCATACAAGACTTCCCTTTCAGATGCGGATAAGAAGCTTGTCTGTGGTCCTGGGTTTGGTTTAAACACTACTTCTTGAGCAATGTCAACGTCAAACTCAGGCGCTTTTACTTCGGCTGCTACAACTTGTAGTTCAGGCTCTGGCTTCGCTTGACTTGTTTGTGTAGGCTCCAATACATTCTTCTTCGAGCTTTTGGATCTCTTGTAGCGTTTCTTGGAGCCTTTTGGCAAGCTTGCGTTTAATTGTAGCTGCTTTCTTACGTTTTCGCTCAATGTCTACCCTTTTCTTTAGCCCTGCGTCAGATATGTATCTACCTGTTTGTTTTGTTAGCCACAGTGCTACTTCTCTATAAGAGTACTGCATGAGATGTTTCTTTGCAAGTTCTAAGGCTTCTAGCTCTGTAATGATAGGCTGAAGTATCTTATCGTTGTCTGGGTCAACTTCGTAACCAAACGGTATTGTTCTAGTTACTCTAGCTATTACGTGCCAGTCTCTTTCTGCACCCTTGTGAGGTCTAGGTAGTTCCCAATATCCAAGGGATTCACGGTTTACACTTATTCGTTTGTTCCTTCTTTAGATGGTAGTATAAATACGCCACCGCTAGATGACGATACGTCTACTCTATCTACCTTACCAAGTCCTGCTCTGTCAAGCAAGTCTTTTGCTGCAGACATCTTATCTCGTATGCCTAGCTCTGTTGGATCACTCAATGCACCCACCATAGCCATTGCAGCTTTAGGCGCTGTACGTGCAAAGTAGCTACGAGTACGATCACCTATCTCATCTTTCAACGACTCAACAATGGCGGTAGTACTAGACTGTTCACCATAGCCTGATAGCCTCTTAGCTTTTACAACATCTCCCCCTGCTTCTTCAAACAAGACTTCAAGGAACTTCTGTTGTTTCTCTGTTAGGTTTCTAGCCATTTATGTCACCATGTAAAGTATTAACCCTAGCATACCTGCTCCAGTTAGTATTATTAATATTGAGAGAGTCCAAGTTACAATTGCTTCTTGTATCTCTGCTTTACGATACTCTTGCTCTTTCTTCTTCTTACGTATCTTACCTTCAGTAGCTACAAGCTCATCCCAAGCAGATGGCCCCATACTAAAACTAATCCAGTCTTTTAGCTCTTTTCTCATTGCTTCAGCTTTTCGTTTAGCTGTGAATATCTCTAGAGCTTCTGCTTCAACAGAACCCCCATTCAGTGCTTTCCACCAAGGAGGGTTCTTGTTTTTCTGTTCAGCGTAGGACAGATCACTCATGCAACCTGCCCATTGGGTCAACTGTCCTGACATATCTTGTAGGTCTTTACCTACCTGAAAGCCTTTCTTCAACGCATTGAAAGCTACGGTTGCACCACCGATAATTGTTACTGGATCCACGAGCCTCCTCCAAAAGTACTCCTAGTATCATTAAAGAACTGATTGTGTTTTTCAAAGAGC